TTCCCCACCGCGCTGGTGCCACGGGACTGCCGGGCCTGCTCGGACAGCGCCTCGATGTGCGCCTCGATCTCCTTCCGCAAGGCCTTCATCTTCGGGACGCTCTGGGTGGCGATGGCGTCGGTGTACGCCTCCCCCGAGACCTTCGCAGCCTTGGTGTTCTTCTGGAGATCACCCAGCGAGCCGCCGAAGTCGTCGGCGCTCTGCGCCCACTTGCGCAGACCCCGGGCCAGGTCGTCACCGCTGTCCTCGTACTGCGCGAACAGGTCACTCAGCTTGGTGTCGGCAAGGTCCTTGATCCGCTCCTTGAACTCGTCGCTGTCCTCGCCTGACTGGGTGAGGGCGGAGCCGATGAGGCCCACAGCGACAGCGAGTCCACCGAAGGCGACTCCGGCAGGACCAGCCATGGTCGCGAGACCACCCAGGGTCCCCTGCGCCAGGTCCTGGATCGAGGTCATGTCGCCCTGGAACGAGGAAGACACCTCGGAGAAGTTCGCGACAGCCTCCTCCTTGAACTCGCCCGTCCGGGAGCCAGCGCTGTCGAAGGCCTCCCGGTTGCTCGCCTTGATTCGGTCGGAGTCCGCCTGAATCTTGCGCGCCATGTCTCGGTAGTCGTCGGAGGTGCGGGCGGTCTGGCGCTGAGCGTCCTTCAGCCCGCGCTCCAGGTCATCCCCAGCGTCCTTGCCAGCCTGACCGAGCTTGTCGGTGGAGCGCTCGGCGTCCTTCATCCCGCGCTCGACATCGCTCCCGGCGTCCTTGGCCTCACGGCCCAGCTTCGAGAGCGACTGCTCCGCGTCCTGGGTGCTCTTGGAGAGGCCGTCACCGGCCTTCTCGCCGGACTTCCCCAGGTCCATCAGGGCGTCCTGAGCGTCGTCCAGCGGGTCGATGATCCCGGACTTGACGGCCGTCTCGAAGGCACGCGTATCGGCGGCTACACCGACGCTGAATCCACCAGCCATGGGAGCCTCCTAGTTCTTGTCGAAGGTGTCGAGCAGGGTGCGGAACGCGGTCTGGAACCAGAGCGAGGCCAGACGGGGAACGGCCTTGCGCGAGGCGGGGAACACGACGCGCCCGTTGGTGTTCCGGGTGGGCATCTGCCGCTTGGTGCGCCGGGTGACGGAGTAACGCTTCCCGCGACGACTGGTGGTCTCGTACGTGGTGCGCTCCTCGCGATTCGCGCCGAACTCGACGCCACCTGCGATCTCCGACAGCTTGACCCCGCCCTGGAGGCTCTTGCCGATGCGGGCCGACTCCAACTGGACGTTCTGGCTGGAGACCCGGACTCGGGCGGTGCTGCCCAGGACGCGCTGGTCCAAACGGGACTTCACGCGGCCCTGGACTTCGGACTGCCAGATGGGCTGCGCCTCTGCCTTGGTCTGCGCGCGGACGTTCTTCTGGACATCCCGCGGAACCTGCTTGAGGGTGACGAGCAGCGTGCGAAGGTCCTTGCTCGCAAAGACCGAGATTCGCCCGCTGCCCGCCATGGCTCAGGCCCCCGACGCGGCGGCGGCGATGGTCGGCTTGCCGACGACGCCGAGCGTGACCGACCCGGCGGCCACCGCGTCGCCCTGACCACCGATCGGACCGGCCGTGAGGATGACGCTGGCGGTGATCGCCGGACCGCCCGCGACCGGGGTGAAGACCGCGGTGACGGTCTTGCCCTGGTTGTCGAACAGGTAGCGAGCGAGGCTGTTGGTGGTGGTCCAGTCCTGGGCGTACGCCAGGACCAGCTGCCAGATGGGGTTCTGCGCCGCCGAGAACGTCGCGTCGGGCGTGAGGCCCTTCCAGGAGGTGATCCCGCCCTGCGGCTGGAACTCGACCTGCGAGACGTGCTTCTCGTAGTTGTCGGCTGCGACCTTCAGGGTCACGTTGTTCAGGATGAAGGGCTGGACGCCGATCTGTGCCATGGGGCTACTCCTCGTTCGGGGTTGCGTTGGTGATGACCTCGACGCTGATGTCGAAGGCCAGGTAGGTCTCGGCGTAGATCACGCGCTCAGCGCGGGTCCACCGGAGGACGGGCAGGCCGTGCTCGTTGCGGGTCTGGTCGAGCGCGTGCAGTAGATCGGCAATGTCGTCATCGAGGGCTGCGTCTGCCTGTCCCGGGTCGGCAGCCGGGTTGACGATCGTGACCACGTACTCGGTGATGTGCGCGGCCATCGGGGCCTCGGGAAGCCGAGAGATCGAGTTGAGTCGAACCATCACGGTCGGCTTCTCGATCGCGTCGAGCACGCGGGTGTACGGGACAAGCTCCCAGCCCCGCGGCAGGAGCGGTTTGAGTTGGTCGGAGACCCAGCGGCGGTACTGGTTCACGACCTTGCGGCGCGGCATCAGCCGAACGCCTTCGTGGTGGTCAGCGGCCGAATGAGCTGCTTGACGGCCCAGTCGAGCGGGCGGACGTTGACGACGAAACCACCAGCGTCCACCTGCGCGTCACCGTTCGTGAGCGACGCGTTCCAGGTGTTGCGGGCCTGGATCAGCTGCGCAGCCCGGTACCGCTCGGGCACCGGACCGTCGGCGTCGAGCGTCGGACCGTACGCCTCGACCTGCTCACGCGCCACCTCAAGCAGCCGGTGCAGCGTGCCGTCGGGGTCCGGAGCGCCGGACCATTCGAGACGGGCAGTGATCACGTTGTGCCACTGGTCGGTGGGGTCGCACACGACGAGCCAGTCGGTCAGCGCACGCTCTGAGCGGCCATCTGCGGACACGACGATGTGCACGGGGTGCATTCCCGGTTCGGGCAGCTCCACGCCCCGCCAGGACCCCACCACGCCGGAGCCAGACAGGGCTGCGTCGAGGGTCTGCCCGTCCACGGACAGCGCGACGGTCGCCGAGTCAACGTCGGCCGCTGCGGGCACGTCGTAGTCGAAGTCAGCGACCGGTGTGTCGCCGTAGATGAATGCGGCCATCGGTCGCCTCCTCTCGATCAGCCAGGCGGGGAGCGCGCACCGGATGCACGCTCCCCGCGAGGATCAGGCGCCGGGGGCCTCGGCGAACGGGGTGACCTTCACGAGGGCGTCCGGCTTGTTGACCTGCACGCCGAGGTAGCCGAACAGGCCGTGGTCGATGCCGCCTCGGGCGATGTCGAGCGCGTCCGCACGCAGCGGGCTGCCCGGCAGCTCACGGACGGTGATGGCCTGATTGGCACCGACGTAGATGTCCGTCCCGCCGATGTCGCTGGAGGGCACCAGCGAGAAGCCGTCGAGCGAGCCGTCCTCGTTGCGGAGACCCAGGGATGCGCTGAGGTAGCCCAGCGTGTCCTTGTTCGTGGTCTTGCCGATCTGCTTGAAGTAGTCAGCACCGACGAGGGCGAAGGTCGGGGTGACGTTGCGCGCCACGAGGGCAGCAGCGCCGTCCACCAGGGCGGACATGGCCGGGCCAACGTCCTGGCCCGTCGGGTCATCGGCGACGAGCGAGACCGCGTTGGCCTGGAGCGCAGCGATGACCTTGCCGTCGGCCCACTTCTTGTAGTCCTCGACCCCGGCCTGGAAGTACATCTCGAAGAAGTCGGTGTCTCCGAAGACGCGGAGGTCCTGCAGCTCGCGAGCGATGTCGTGCGCCATGGCGTAGCGCTGCGCGTCGGCCTTGACCACCTTGAACTTCGGGGTGTTGGACGGCACGTTGGACTTGTTGCCAGCCCAGTCGCCGCCCTGCGGCTTCACGTCCCACTGGAAGCCCTGGAAGGACAGGCTGGTCAGGTCCGCGTGCGTGAACAGCGGGACGTACTTCTGGGCGTAGTCGTTGCCGTCCCAGACCTCACCGATCCACTCGGGGAGCTGGATGCCCGTGGTGATGCCGCCCGTGCCGTCGTACTTCACGTCGTTGAGCGCGAAGAGGCCGGTGGCCTTCGCCATCGTCGCCAGGGACTGCATGTCCTGGCCCTGGACCTCGCCGCGGTCGTGTGCCGCGAGGAGCGAGAAGAAGGCGCTCTTGCCAACCTTGGTCTTCTCGGCAGCGCCCTTCTTGGACGCCAGCATGGTGTTCGGGACGCCCACGGGCTTCTCCTCTTCGGTCGCGGCCGGTTCCACCGGCGCTTCGGGCTTGGCGACCGTCTCGGTCGAGACGGTCTTGGTCTCCGTGACAGTGCCGTCAGTGGCGGTCTCTGTCTTGGTCGTGGTGGTCGTCACCGTCGAAGAACCGTCCGCGTTGATGACGGTCTTGGTCTCGGTGATGCCGTCCTTGTCGTCCGGGCTGACCGGCTCGACGGGTTCGGTGTCGGCGGCGGCGAAGAGACCTGCGGACGCGAACGCCCCTTCGGTCACGAAACCCGCGCCGGTGAGCTGTCCGTTCACGCCTTTGTCCTTCTGCTTGGGGTCGGTGTCGTACAGGAGTTCGGCGGAGAGCTTCTTGAGCTTGCCGGCCTTGTAGTCCGCCAGGAACTCGTCGCCCTGGTCGGTGTTGGCGATCGCGAAGTCAGCGACGAGGCCACGCTCGGTGTCCTCGATCGCGGATGCTCGCCCCACCGGGTCGAAACGGTTGTGGTGGCGGTTCGCGGTCACGACCGACACGTCGCGCGGGACCTTGACGGTTCCACGGTCAAACGAGACCGGCTCCGCCCCGCTGACGCTCGTGCGGCTCTTCTCGCCCCATGGCAGCAGCAGCCCGCGCACTGTTCGCTTCTCGATGTCGACGGAGAAGTCTCCGGCGTGTTCAAACTCCATCAGTCGGCCTCCGGAATGCCGGTCGGGTTGACGACCGTCGAGAAGGCCTCGGACCGGTCGAAGCGGACGCGCTGTCCGCGGGGGACGACGCTGTCCATGGACAGGGCCGCCTCGATGGGTGTGATCCAGAACGGGATCGACTCGTCCTGGAAGCGGGACCGGTTCCCTTCCTGCGTGGTGTAGGTCAGGGAGGCCTCGGCGAGGGAGCCGTCCATCATCGAGGTCGGGACGTTGAGGAACGAGCCGATGTCGGTGCGGATCGCGTTGCGGCCCTCGGTGTACAGGTCAGCCTTCACTTCGCCGTGCGTGACGACTTCCATGCCGGGAGGCGTCCACGACACCGCGCCGTTGACGCCGGTGCGCGCCTTCGCCCAGGTGTTCACGTGGTCCTTGATCTCATCCGCGTCGAGGCGGGAGTCATCGGTGACCTTCAGCTCGATCAGCGGGATCGGGTTCTTCATGCGGCCGACCCACGCGTCCTCGGTGGACAGCGCACCGCGGATGGTGCGGGCACCGACCGAGAGCAGGCCGTCGAATGGTGCGTTGATGAGGATGTAGTCCTCGTCTTCAAGCTCGTGCCACTCCGCGCCGTTGTGCTCGCGTGCCTCGACCACGTTGCCGTTGATGCGCCAGTCGGTCCGCGGGTGCCAGCGTGCGTCGAGCAGGTCGCCCCGGGTGCTGTTGTCGCGGAGCCACAGGGCGACGCCGTAGAAGATCAGATCGTCAACTGTCCAGGCGATGCGCTCCTGGGGCGTCACGGGGCCGCTGGTGCGGTACGCCCACGTCGGCTGGTTCGCAAGCGGGGAGTTGCCGTCCAGGACGACGAGCGGGAATCGCATGATCGCGCCGACGAGGAGGTTCCGTGCTCGCGCGACAGCGGGCACGGTCATGGCCACACCGCGGGTCAGCGGGAGGTTCTGGGCGAGGTCCGATCCCCAAATCTCCGCGAGGGTGATCTGCGAGATACCGCCGGTGGGCTGCCACGGGGACGCCAGTGACACATCGACCGGCTTGAGGTCGGGTCGCTTGAGGCCGAGCGCCTGCATTAGTCCCACGGCGCGACGTTAACACGCAAACTGTCGAATACCTACAACGACAGGGCCGGTCTCATTGTAGGTGTTAGCACAGTGCTGTGGTTGCTAGGCGGCGAAGGCGGCGGCGCGCTTCCGCTTCGGGTTCTCATCCGCCCAACGCAACGCGAGCGCGACACCCTCGGCCGCGATGATCGACTGGTCATAGTCCGCACGGCCGTACGCCCAGCCGTTCGACGCGATCGACTCACGCTTGGTGACGAGTCGGATAGCTTCACTGAGGTCGGCCTGATCCCAGTGCCGGACGTTGCTGTCGTCCGCCTCCTTCTTGAGCAGCGCCGCCGCGGTCTTCACGTCGCCCCACTTCTGCCCCGCGAGCAGCGGCCTTGGACGCATTCGCTGCGTCACCTCCACCTCCAAGGTTGTCGGCCCCGGCTGCGTGTCATAGATGATCGGCGTGCGCAGCTTCGTGGCCAGCTCCTTCACGCGAGCTGGCAGCCACTTCGTGTCATTGCGGTACTCCACGACGAGCAGGCACGCCCTGCCCTCGTCGTCACGCCACGCCGCGAAGATGCCGGAGCAGGACTGGTCGGGGTGCACGACGACGGCGAGGCCCACAGCACGGTCGCTGGGCGGCTCCGGGAGGTCGCCGGGGTCAGCGCATGCTGCCCACTTGTCCATGTCGAAGAACGTCTCGACGGACCCGACTCGGCCGAAGATGGACAGGTACTCCTCCGCGAACTGCCGCGTGGTCAGCTTCTCCCACCGCTTCCGCACCACATCAATGGTCGTGAGCGTGCCGATACCAGGGTGTGCTGCGAGGGCCAGGCGTTCGACGGTGGCCCAGTTCTCCGGGTCGGCCTTGTCGAGGTCGTCGAGGTTCGTGTCGTCGGGCGCTGCGTACTCGAGGATGGCGGCCTTCCCGTCACGGCCGTCGATGAGCGTGTCCCAGAGGAGGTTGCCCGTGCGGAACTTCGCAGCTGTGCCAGCGACGATGAGCTGCGCGTCAGGCCGCGTGTCCATCGTGGCGAGGGCACCAGCCATCAGGTCCTCCGTCATCTCCGGAGACGCCTCCCCTGCCTCGTCGAGGATGATCAGGTCGAACGCGTCCGAGCGGAACGACTCCCCCTGCGGCGGCAACACCTGGAAGATCGACCCGTTGTCGAACTCGATGCGCTCCGAGCCACCCGCCTTCCGTATCTTGAACGGCCGGTCCGCCGCATCCGGGTACAGGCGCTCCAGGACCGGCACGATGTCCTTCCTGAAACGGTCGCGGGCCTTCGTGCCAGTGGTGCACGTGGTGTACCCGGCGTAGTACTCCGGCCTGGAGGAGCACCGACCAAGCGCGAGCGCGAACAGAGTCGTCGTCTTCGTAGACCGTCGCGGCAGGAGCACAGCCACAGTGTCAGCAGGCTCGTTGCAGACATCCGCCAGGCGCATCTGCTGCGGCTTGAGGGCCTTCCGTCCGCCGTGAACCCCCATGAGCCGAGCGCCCTCGATGAACTCCTCACGTGCGGCTGGATCGTCGTTGAGTTTCGACTGGTGGAGGGGTGGAATCCCCGCATCCCGCTGCTCCGGCCACTCGTCGGATAGAAAATCGCTGCTGCCAAGGCGGGGGGTGGCGACGGCCTCTGTCAAAGAAGCGTCGTCTGTGGTCGTGGTCGTCATCGTGATGCTGCTTCCTCGTTGATGGTGCCGCCCCACTCGTCAACCATCTGCGACAGCATGAGGTTCATCTGCTGCGTGGTGGGCGTGAACCCGATGCTCTGGGCTTGGCGCAGGCGTGCGAGGAATGAGGCGGCTCCTGTCACTACCCCGTCTCGGTAGTCCTGGCTTGCGATCCCGCTGTTGCTCATCAGCAGTCCCCTGTCGCGAAGCAGTGGTCGAGTCGGTCATCGACCATCTGCTGCTGCTGAGGGGTGAGGGTGTCGTCGGTGTCCCGTGGCACTGCGATGTAGGCGACGAGCAGCGCTGCGCTGACGGCCCCCACCGTGATGAGTGCGATGGTCTTCTCCTTGGTGCTCACCATGTCGGGAGCCTCCGTTTCTGCTTGAGTCCTGCGAGTTGTCGTGCTCGGCCGTCTCGTCCACCCGCGCTGCGGTTGCAGGCGGTGTGTGAGGGGCCGAGGTTGTGGAGGTGGTCGGTGCCGCCGTTGGCGACGGACACGATGTGGCCGATGTCCCAGGGCTGGTCGGTGGTGACGAGGCGTGGGCAGTCAACGCATTGCCGTGGCAGCGTGGCCGCGATGATGGGTCGCGCTTCACGCTGCACCTTGGACCAGGCTGCGGTGCGGTGGTGTGCGCTCATGGCTACGGTGTGGCGGTGTCGGGGGCAGGTGAGAGCATCGCGGTCTGGAAAGCTGCGAACGCGTCGCGCTGGCCTTCCCGGAGCGCCCACTCTTCGGCCGGCCGAACCCGCTGATCGTCGGATGCGTGCCGCCAGGCAGCCACGAACTCGTCCCGCTGCGCTGCTGTCAGCGGGCGGATCGCTGCCGTGAGGGCGTCCGGTACGAACCCGATGTCATCGCTGATCTCAGCTGCGAGCTTGGTGGTGATGATGGCCTTGGTGTTCAGGTCCTCGCTGGTCGTCGGGTCACGCTGCGCTCCGAGCGCGAGCATGGTCGTGCAGGTCGTCCTGCCTGCCGCATACCGGCAGTGGGGAGTCGGCCGGGATCGGCTGGGTGCACACCTCACAGATCAGACCGGCGTACGGAGCGACCACAGGCCAGTCGAGCGTGGACGGTAGCGCAACGCCAACGTCCCGGCCTGTCCCGTCCTGTCCTGTCCTGGGGTCACGCCCTTTGTCACGCGTGACATCACGTGTGACAGGAGGCGTGACGCGGCAGTCGGCATCTTCCTTGCACAGCGCGTGGTCGCCACCGTCATGGGCGCGCTTACGCCGCTGGCGGATGCGGTCGTTCTCGGTCTTCATGCGAACGGACGGCGGCGGTACGTGGTCATCGATGTGCACCACCCTGTACTTGCCCCCCGGCATGATGACCAACAGCCCTGCGCCCACGAGGTTCGCGATGGCAGTCGAAGGCTCTGGGTGGTCAGAGCAGCGGCGGGCATCAACGGCGCGGATCACACCGTCATATGACTCCGCACGGCTGCACCGCTGGATCATCGCGAGGTAATGCCAGCGGTCCTCGAAGCTCAGTTCCTCCAACGCTGGAGTTTCCGTCCAGGTGTCGGCGAGTCGGGTCCAGGTCATTGCGTCCTCCTCTCAGCTGTGTTCGTTAGCGGTGTGGGTCACAGCTGAATCAGGCGAGCCAGGGGTTACCTGCGCGGCCGGAGAGCGTTTCCAGGACGCGGAGAATGGGGCGCTGCTTCCACGAACGTTCTCGGCGCAGGATGCGCCCCACTGTCCCGAAGTCGATGTGGAACTGGTCGGCGATGGATCGGTACGTCCCACCGCGAGAGGCGGCCCCGAAGATGACGACGAGTTCGGCGTCACTCAGCACTCGGGTGCGCCCGTGCCAGTCCATCGTGTCCCGCAGTGAGTCGCCGATGTTCTCCCCATGCGTCCCCCACCGCAGGTTGGAAGCCCGGTTGTCGTTGCGCGGCCCGGGGCCGTGGCAGACCTCACGCCCTTCGCTGCTGCCGTGGAAGGCCTCCGCGACGATGCGGTGCACGTAGCTCGTCTGGTCGCCAGACGGACCGCACAGAGTTACGAGCGCGTATCCGCTGTCGTTGATGCGGGATCGGAGCACCCGTCCGCGCACCTTCCGGGGACCACGCACGGTCTCGACCATGCGGGTAAGCGAGCGCACTCGGCCAAGGTCGGACACTTCATAGCTGTTACGGAAGCCGCTCACGGCCCTCCAGCTCTCGTTCTGTGTAGCAGTCACCGCGTCTTACCTCCGGGGGTTCCTGTGGTCGTGGGGCGCTGCCCGAAGGTCGCCTCCATGGTGGTGTGGATGTCGCGCAGCTCTGCCGCGATCGCGTCGAGGCTCACGAGGCCACCTCGTCCGCAGCGAATGCGGCCTCGATGTAGGCGTTGACATCCTCTTCGCGGTACATCACGCGTCCGGCGACCTTCGCGGACCGGGGGCCAGTGTTGGCGTGTCGCATGTAGCGGACTGCGGCGGGGCTGCGGCGAAGCATCTTGGCTACCTCATCAACAGTGAGCAGCTTGGTCATTGGGACTCCTCTGGTGGGGGTTGCTGTGTGACGAGATGTATTGGTAGCACGACCACACGCTGTCTCTGAAAGACGACACGCCGTGGTCACTGCTGGTTGTAGTGGATTGATGTACGTTGTTGACATGGACATGGACACGCACATCGGGCAGAACGTGCGCCGCATCCGAGGGGACAGGTCGCTCCGTGATGTCGCGGCTTGGATGCGACTTCGGGGTATGAAGTGGTCGCACATGACGCTGGTCTCGGTCGAGGACGGCACTAGGCCGCTGCGACTGACTGAAGCGGTGTTCCTGGCC